GAAACACACAGCTCAGGGCTACGATAGCCGCTGGTAACTTTTACTCTTCCAAACTGATCACGTACTGGCTGTAAAATATTTTCACAAAGCATTTTTAATTTATCTATTTGATCAGCATTAGGTTCGTTGTCTATACCTTTACGTATAGCTGTATCTGACTTTGTTAATTCTTGAAGAGAAAAATTTCTAGAAAGTTGCATAATAATTATTCTAATATTAACTTTTTTATAGAGAAAGATCCATCGATATTTTTTTCAAGTTCTGCTGAACCTTTGTAACATTTATAAGATACACTTTCATTGTATTGTCTTTCTGCCTGACGCTTTCCACGTAAACATTGTGCCATACCTTCAGCCTGTAGACGAGCCTCCTTAATTTCTCCATTTATAAACATAAGTAAAGCTATTACAGACTCAATCATATTTTCTCACATATATTAAAAGTGATAATATTAAAATTGAAATTGGCATACCTATAAAAAATAAACCTATCATTGTGGATAATTACCATTTTTATAACCCAAGTCTCTATTGGCATCTTTTAGTTTTTCAATATCAATCAAAACTTTATCCATTTGTTTTGATAAAAATTCTATGTTTACTTTGTTTAAAGCCATGTCATCAATGTGTTTACTTAACTTGTCAGTAGTCTTATACAAATCTTCCAACATCATGTATTGCTCAGAATCTGCAGGTAGTGATCCCATCTGACCACGTGGCCATTTAATTCTAAATTCTGTATTTTCTTCTAAATCTTTTTCCATTATCTGCAGCCTTGTGTCTGCAATATTTAATCTTTCTAAAATTTGAAAATAACCCATTGTGCCAAGTGCTACGATAAGTATCAAACTAGCAACCGTTTTCATCGGCATCTGCACAGCGACCTCTTCTCCGATGTTTAATGGTTTATTGGGCATGTGGTCCTCCACATAAAGCTAATACAACCAACATAATTATTAATAGACCTGTAAAATAATAATTCATCCTACAATACTCCATTATATTAACCTACTAAAAAATATATTATTTTTCTCCACCAACTCATTTTAACTTTAGGTGGTTCAACAACACACTGACATTTTTTCTTTTCAAAGTTACAATCTAAACATATATTTAAACTCATTTTTTCTCCTCAATCTTATAAAACATTTTATCAGAATCTTCTGTTACCCAATCAGATCCTTCACAGTCCCAATAGGTATTTTGCACACTATAGTCAGGCCAATCATTATCCGTTGTATAACTGTTCACATGCCAAATGATTCTATTGTTTGGCTGCGCTGCATAATTACCGTTTTTTAACGCCATTATGTGTGCACACTTGTGCTCTTGCGGAATTTCAGAATGTTCCGTGTCTAGTATATTAGTCTCTGGATGAGCCCAGTCAATAGTAAATAAATATTGACCTGGATAGAATTTTTTATCTTTTCCTAAAAATTTACCGTCTATACCAGCCAACCAATCAAAACGATGGACACTAGGATAATAACTAAAGCAGTTCCACAGTTCGAGTTGATCCACTCGCATATCAGGCACGTTTTTTCTTTCAAACTCTTTTTGAAAGAATGCTGAAATAGGTAGTCTATAAAAGACCGCACCATTTGGTAGCATGCAATGGAATAAGATTGCACGACCTGTAATAGAGCTAAGGCCAAAGATAACACAGTCACTAGACTGCCCTTTATTTTTTTTAAGATCATAGAGATACTCCCTTCTTATTTTACAATAAATCGGCGGTATGTTAGCATTTAAATAAGACATAGTACATTACTTTATTTCACCCCAATTAGGACCGGACTCGTAGTCTACTTTATTTGGTACTTCTAAGTCAACTGCATTTTCCATAATGATTTTTATTTTTTTAGCCTGTTGTTCTGACTCAATAGAAAAATCTAATTCGTCATGTATTTGTATATGAGAAAGATATCCGTTTTTATATAAATCAACCATTGCTCTTTTTGTCATATCTGCAGCTGATCCTTGAATTAATTTATTTAATGCTTTGTATGTAAAAGCTCTACGTGTTGGATTCTTATGCCAATAATTTTTTTTAGGTTTACCATCTTTATCTTTAATTACATTACCCTCAAAATCTTTTAATATTGGTCCCATTTCCTGTAATTCTTTCATACGTTCTTCATCTTCTGCTGGTATATACTTACCCCAATCACTACCTTTTAATATAGGTTCGTATTTTGGGAATCTACAACGTCTTTCAAGTAATGTTTTTATCTGTCCTTTTGTTAAAGCTGCATTCATTACTTTATTCATTAATTGTTTTACAAAAGGAGCTTTGTCATGATATTTTTTAAATAACTCATCAGCTTTATCTTTTGTTAAATCTAATTCATTCATTAATTTTGCTTTACCCATACCATAAAATAATCCAAGATTAATTGTTTTTGCCTGTGATCTTGGTATGTCTGCCATTTCAGCTACAATTTTATGAAAGTCTGTTGATGGATCATTTTCGTATGAGTCTGCAATATCATTTACGGATGGTAATTCAAATTTTAAAGCATAGTGTGCAACAAGCCTTGGTTCCTGTTGCGAGTAGTCAAACGTACCCCACTTGCAACCTTCTTCAGGTATAAATAATGATCTTATCAAAGGCCCTGTATCCGGATCCCTAGCAGGTATTTGCTGCAGATTTGGGTTCGAATAACTAAATCTACCTGTAACGGTACCACCATCATCAGATCTGATCTGATTAATATCTGCATGTATTCTACCCTTGTGTTCATGTTTAATTATTGAATCAATAAATGTAGTTCTGACCTTGTTTATCTTTCTAGCTTCTGCTATCATACGTACTACAGGATGTTTATGTGTAACAAGAAAGTTTTTAGTAAATGACGGCTCACCAGTTTTTTCGGTTTTCGAATAAGTTAAATTTAATTTATCAAAAAGCGGTGCAATACTTCTTGCTGCCATTAACTGAATTTCTACTCCTGATTCTTTTTTTATTTGTAGTATTAAGTTTTCTTCTTTTTCTGCCAATTCTTTTTTTAATTGATTGGCTTTCTCAACGTCTACCCGCACCCCTAGGAAGCGCATATCAACCAGACAAGGAAACAGATCAGTTTCTAAATTAAATATTTTTTGTAAATCATCTTCAATAATTATTTTTTTAAATTTGTGCCAAAGTTCTAAAGTAAGTGAAGCATCTTGTTCTGCATAAGATCCAACTTCCATAGCAGGTAATCTCCACATATCTGCTTTTGCATCTAATCCTCTTTCTTTTGCAGCTTCTATTAGTCTAGCTTCATTTTTACCTTTGTTAAGATAAGTCCAGGACATTGTATTTAAAGTGTAAGAGAATCTATTTTCATCAATCAATGATGCAGCAATCATAGTATCTACTATTAAACCATTGATTTTTATACCTAAATTACGTATCCAACATACATCATACATAGCGTTATGAAATATTTTTGTAGCTGGTGATTCGCATACATCTTTAAACCAAGATAAAACTTTTGTGCGATCTAGATTTGGACCTATTTCATGTGCTATAGGAAAATAACTTTTCCAACCATCAACAGCAACAGCTATACCTACAACTTCACCATTACCTATTATGGCTCCTGAACCCAGTTTCTTTAAGTCTGGATCACGTGTCTCTAAGTCAATTGCAATTTCTTCTGCTTCTCTTAGATCAGGATACTCTTCAGGTAGTAACCACTCTGTTTGAGGTATGATCATTTCTTTTTAAGATCTTTCATTGTTTTAATTTCTAATTCACAGTAATGAATTATTTTTTCTAAGTCCTGTATTCCCGACTTTTTCTTGTATCTACAAACATATTTTATAACGTTTCCCTGGAAAAAAGAAAGGTCATTTTTAGAAATAAATTCATAGGGTTGAATATAAAAGTCTTTGTAGTGACTCCCGCCTATCTGCTTATCTTGTGGAAACGCTTTATTAAACATATCCTTATCACTCATTTTAATACCTCCATTATGTTAATAACAAAAAATGTTAATGCTACAGTTATAAATATATCTGATGTGATTATTCTCATAGTTGATACCCCGTTCTTTTTATTTTTGCTTTTAGTTTATATAGGTTATTTCTTGCTCTTGTGGTTCCTACGTACCAGACTCTATGTTCTTCGTCATTTTTATCTTGACTGCGTTTAATAGATTTAAGAATTTTTTTTCCCATATCTAAACATAAAATTACGTTATCTTCTTCTCCACCTTTTGCTGCATGTATAGTGGACAACCATATTCTAGCATCTGTATTTAAATCTTCTTTATTGTCTAACATGTTTTTTATATATAATTTTTCTTTTTCATCCGCTTCAACAAAAGCATCAAACCAATCTTTATTTTTATTCCATTCTACATCACCGGTGTATTCTTTTATTTCTTTTATAATTTTATCTTCTAATTCCTGATGCCTGGTCCAAGACTCGTAATTCATTGCAGCTTTATACATAGTCACTGCAAAACTTTTACCTTTATTAGTTTCATAATATAAATTTTTCTTTTTTAATTCTTCAGCTATTTTTATTTGTCTAGATATAGTTCTACTTAATATTAACCATTTACCTTTAGTTAAATCTACTTGATTTATATTAGCAATGGTTAATGATTCTCCTTCAAAATCTCTAGGTAAATAGTTTTTTTCCTTTCTTATACCTGCAATCTGCTCAATTGGCTTCTGAGACTCCTCCTGGACGGTTCTAGAGACACGTTTAGAATACTTTAAGACTCTTTCTTTAGCTGATTCTTTAATAAATCTTTTAACATCTGCACCAGCCCATACAAATATAGCCTGGTCATCATCTCCTGCAAGATATACATCTTCTGATTTTTCTTTAAACACATCAAATAGTTTCCATTGTAACGGTGATAGATCCTGAGCTTCATCTATAAATACTGCTTTGAATTTAGGAAAACTTTCTTTATCTTTAGATTTTATAGTTAGATCTACTAGATCATTAAAATCATATAAATTTTTAGCTTGTTTATATTTAATTAAATTATCACTTATATATTTTAAAGGTCCCCACAATATTTCTTTAGGATCATGTTCCCATAATCCATATTCTTCTTTTACAGTAATACATTTATTTACTGCTTTATGTATTAATTGAAAATAAGGATTATCACAAGTTAGGTAACTAACTTCTTCTTTGTTATATTTGTCTGCGTATTTTACTTTTACATTTATTTCTTTACCAAATTTTTCGTAATGATATGGCTGCATAATATCTTCCATATTTATATTTAAATAATTAAAACAAAAAGAATGAAGTGTTTGAAAGTATGGAATTTTTTTATCATCTGCTGGCATTCTTTGTCTTGCAACACCTGCAGCTTTTTTACTAAATGCAAAATAACCTATTTTATGTAGAGGTGTGCCTATTCTTGCATAAGCTTTAGCTCTGTTAATTAATCTATGGGTCTTACCGGTTCCAGGTGGTCCATAGTATTTATAAATCATACAATATCTTTTTCTGTTTCAAATTCTATTTCTTCATTTATATCTTCTTCTTTTTCAAAATATTTTAATGGTATTCTTAAAGTTTTTAAAGGTGGATATTGTTTATTATCAGAATCTTTTCCTGGAAATCTTTTGCTATGATCAAACGTAGCCTGTTCTTCTGGATTTTTACTAGGAAATAACTCTTTAATCATTATAGATGTTTTAGCTGATGGTTCCTTCCATTCATATGTTTTTAAATCATCATAAAATGAACTATATAAAAAATATGCATAATCATCATCTAATAATGGTCTACCACTTTTAAATGAATTATATTTTTTAGCTTCAGGTTCATTTATATATCTATGTAAATGTGATCTTAATATATCAGACGGATTAGTTCCTTCTGCAGGTTCTAATATTTCTATTTTAGATTTTTCAAATAAATTTTTTAATATTTCATAAAAATCATTAGCTTTTATTGTTGGTGGTACTACATGCACCTGCTCCATTAGTAACGCTCTTAATTCTTTTTGACTTTCTATTCTATGCACATTTTTAGCATGCACTTGTTTTGTTTGTCCTTCTTCATTCTCAACAGTAAAATACCACTCCGGTGTAGGTTTTATATTTACTTTTTGCAATGCAGACAATGCTGGCCATACTGGTTTATTATCAGATATAATTCCAAATTTTCTTTTAACACACACAGATTTTACACACACTGGTGCTAGTAATGGGTCATTACAAGTATGACCTTTAGTATCTTTACTCCAACTTTTTATCTTTTGATTAACGTGTATATCTGTCCAATTATTATCAAACTCAAAATATTTTCTTGCAGCCTCTATAACTTTATCTTGCCATTTGTCCGGATATTTTTTCTTAGCAAACACCATGTAATTATATAAAAATCTATCTCTACCATCTTTCATTAATTGTTTAGTTAATATTCCAAGACACGGCGGACCATCTACAAACTCTTCTCCACCACCAGATAATTCATCTTCAATAATTCTTTTCTGTATATCTTTTAATTGCGCTTCTGTTTGTGCATTAGCTGCAACAACTTTTAAAAACATATCCAGCTGCATTTCTTCACCATCTGGAAGTAATGCTTTTCTTGAAATATTATTGTAAGGTAAATTTATAAAGTTACCATTAGTTTTATCACCATCAGCATTTTCTCCTAGTGAAGTTTGTTTTGGAAATACCTCTGTAGTAATTGGAAGTTTAAATAAAAATAAAACCTGTTCTAAAAAATCTCTTATCATTTTTGTTTTTACAAACTCAGTGGTGAACACATATAAATGTAGTCCACCACTCTTCGATAGGACAGGTATTATCGGAAGCTTTTTTTCTTGTATAATGTCTAAGTAAAATTTTCTATCTATTGGATATTTATCTACATCAATTGCACCAAATCTAGCTTTACCTTCATCAGTACATGGTTGTATACCAATAGACTTAACACCAGATAAATGATCTAAATAATCTTGTTCAGTTACAGGTATTGAAGACCACTCATGTGGATATCTTTTTTTACCTGTTTCTCCGTCTACAAAACCTTCAGTTGTTTTGCATACTCCATAATTTCTTTTTAATCCTGTAAAATACTTTATGTATTCCTGCATTTATTCCTGTCCTTTTAATAATTTCTAAAGGCGCCTCCAGTCTCCCTTCAGCGCCTTTGTAGCTACATTCCCGAAGGGAATTAGATAATGTCTTTAGTATTTTTGTTTTCAACTTTATCATACTTAGGTTTAGCAGAACCTTTAGAAACTTCTTTCTGTAAATTCTGTGCCATAGTATAAGCTTCAGCATCCATACTTTTAGATACATCTAACATTTTTACTAATGACGGCTTATACACATGCCAGCTTTTATCACCCCAGTTTTTACCAACTGTTTTTAAGTTGAATACTGCAGTGTATGCTGCTGGTTGAAATGTACCTTGTGAATCTGTTATTCTCAAGTTAGCAATCAAGTTGTTTAACTCTCTACCTGGAGTTAAATTTGATGATCTCATGGCAATAACAGCTTTTCTAAACTCATTACCAACTATAGCAACCACATAGAAATACATAGTTTTTTCTACATAGTTTCCATTAGTTAATCTATATCTACCATTTTTTTCTTCAGTAGCATCTGCAGGTATCTCTAAATGAGTTCCTACTGGAGCAGCAGCACTGTCTCCTCTTTCTTGCCATTCCGGAAATCTGGTTTGAGTGTGAGCAACAACTACATCTAGTCCTTTTTCACCATCAATTAAATTTCCAAAACTAGCAGAATAGATCATTCCAGGTTTTGCACCTTCAACGTATTTTGCGTTTCTTGAGTTACACTCAGGTGACAATTGATGAAGAATTTTTAAAATCGGTGTTGATACATCATCCGATCTTAATTCTTCAGTTCCTTTACCTGAATCAGCTCTTAGGTTAATTGTAGACAATGCACCTGCATTATCTTTTTTTACGATTGTACTTTCTGTACTCATATATAACTCCTATTAGTTAATCGTTATTATTTATTTTTTAATTTAGTCTGACTTCCGTCAAACGTACTAAATAGATCAGAAGGAATCTCATTACCTTTTTCTTTGTAATCCTTCATCACTACTGTGAGTGAAGCGTGGTGAACCTTCTCGTCTTGAGTTGGTTCATAGCCACGCTCCCTCGCAAGGCCAGCATATTCGACAGCCTTGTTATCTTCGCCTTGACCAAATGTTACTGTAATATTATTTTTTACAATATCACCTAAGCCATTGTCTCGAAGCCATTGTATCGCCTCAGCTTTTTTGTCAGCTCTCATTGAGGCACTATAAATCTTTTTAATTGTAAGTTCAGAACCATCTTGTAGTTTTAAACTTTTTAAATTCATATCTTCCATTAACTTTGGAATGATAACACAACTAAAATGTTTTTCATCTTCTTTTAAATCTTTCACTCTATCTTCTAGATTTTTTATTTCGGATTGTAAAGATTTTAATTTCTCTACTTCTTCTGATAATTTTTTAGGATCAATAATATCAGTTTGATCCGGTGCATCTTGTCTTAAATTTATATCCATAATGTTGCCTTTCGTAAAAGGTATATAGGATTATTATATTGAAATGTCAATACTAGTTTTGAAAAATATTTATCTCGAGTGGATAATATGTTTTTTCCTGTCTGTCCCATTTTAACAACTTATATTTGCCGTTAGTCATATCAGAAACAACTGAACATGTCACTCCGATAATTGCAGGATCACCAGATAATAATAAGTAATCGTCGGTTGTAAAATTTTTTAACT